ACTCAACCCTGTCAGGACCCCCAGACGCGCCCCGCGCTCGCCCAGGGACAAGCTACGGGGAAGGATCCGGCCCACCGCTTGCTCAAACTTCGGTGGGAAGATGATCTTGATGAGATCGCTCGTCATTTTGTCCGACATTTTTATGTACGTGGGCGCTGAGAAACCGATGCCGTACGTACGCGCTGTCCGCGAACCCACTTCGACCACAACACGATCAACCGCCGTGGTCAGCAGTTTTTCGTCTCGCTGAGTCACGAACTGTTGTAGTGAAAGAGTGAAGCCAGGAATCAGCTTGTCGTAGAGCCGCGTGATCCGATGCCACTCGGATGTAGCGAATACCTCTACATTGATTACTTGATGACCACTACTGACTGACATTCTGCGACGCCTTCACACCGATGGTGTTACGACGCTGAGTGGGCGGTAGCTTGCTCTTCACCGGACCAGTGCTCGGCGTCGGCGCACCAGGAACGGAACCGGGCTGCTTACCGAATGGCTGTACGCCAGGCAGATTTGCTCCGGTCTGAGATTGACCGGGTACCTGACCCTTACGCGCTGCTTCCATGGCTGCCTTAGCGCTCGCGATATTGGAGTCCATGGTTGTTTCCCGCAGCTTGTCTTCCTTGTCCTTGTCATCCTGCGCTGCTTCACGGAGAGGCAGCGAAGCCATTTCACGAAGCGAGTTCTCAAGTTCGACATCGGGGAACAACTGAGCACCAGCACCAGCCAGTGCGGAGAGGAACACGGAGATGTCCTGAAGCGCAGGCTTCTGAACCTCCTCGTGACGGAGCTTCGGGTACGGACCCTCCATCCCGTTCAAGCGGAAGAGCCTGGGAATGGCGTAGTTGTTGAACACATCCTCGATACCGTCGAGCCATGCAGCCAGTGCGCTCTGGAACATCGAAGCCTTGCTGACTCCCAGCGCGAAAGATCCGCTGCTGTCGTTCCCGAGAAGGATAAAGTCCGCGAGAACAGACATCGCCATACGCTGCTCGTACCGGGTGATGATCGTGTTGGTCTCGAACTGCCGCGTACCACCGGAGTTGAGAAGCTTGAAGTCGTAAAGCGGCTTCCCCTGCTCGTCGTACTCCATGGGCCAAATGACGCCCTCGATCTGATCCCGCCGAACGTTCTTCACCATCGTCTGAATTGCCGACAGGACGGCCTTCTGCTGCTCCGACGCGTTGGGGCTGAGCATCTGCGCGGGAACCGTGGCGAACGGGAGACCGGCAAGGTCACGCTCGACCCCGACGCCCTCAATTTCTTCGATGCGCTTCTTGAAGTACCAGGGCCGGTAAGCGGAACGCAGGACAGAGACACCCTCGGGCGAGTTCTTCCGCGAAGTCGTGCGGAACAGCAGGGCCTTCTCAATGGGGATCGTCCGTGTCGTGTAATCCGGAGCGGCCATTTGAGTCATGCCAGCGATTGAGCCGTCCTCATCGAACTCCCACTGGTAGAACGAAGACTGAGAACGAATCTCAATCTTGCGCCAGCCAATTTTGTTGTCCGTGAACTTGGAGTCAGCGTCTCCGAGGCTGTTGACCTTCTTGCCATTGCGTCGCTTGTAGACCAACTCGAAGTAGTTCCACCCATACGGGAGCATCGAGTTAATTTCGGAGATCAAGTCAGCCCAGGTGTGCGACATGTCCTGTCGGCACTCTTCGACAAACTGCGCGTCAGCTTCTGCCTTCGCACTGTCGTCGGCGGGCTGCATGTGCCACTTCGTACGACGCATGAACATGTCGATAGCGAAAATCATCGCGGAGATAATGGGGTCGTTATGCCACATCTCCGTGAAGACCTTGATGCCCCTGCGGCCCCGAAGTTCACTCAGGAACTCCTCTTCGATGATCCCCGAACCGGGATACCGATTAAGTCCCGAGAGACCAATCTGCGTGAACGCGGCAGTCTTCTTCTCGATGGGCTCAGTCATTACCGGATCTCCCAAGGTGAAACAGGTCTCGTGTTGAGCATGGGTAGCGCGTAGACAGCCGCTGCGTTGTTCTTCAGCGAATACGCCAGGGCAGCAGCAGCAATCGAGTCAGGAAGGTGGGCCTTGCTGGACCCGTTGTAGAGATCGTCAACCGAAGCGAACTTGTGTTCCTCGTAGGGGTGCTTCAATCGCGGAGTCTTGAAGAACCTGTTTTCCAAAGCTGAAATGTAGTTAGTCACCATGTCGTTTCGGTTTCTACCGGCCATGATGATCGGGTGGATGTCACCCTTCCGCATTGTTTCGGGCACCACCAGATAATCGTCCACAACCGATCCGATGCCGGTTGCATCGTGAGCCAGCTTCCCAGGGTAGAAAGCGATTCTCTGGTTGACATGCTCGATCATTTCCGGCCACGGACGACGAGCCATACGTGCATACGCCACTGTTTTCCAGGGCGTTTCCGTCACATCGAACGTCCAGACGACTGTGTTGTCCCTGGCCTTCGCCCAGTCAACCCCGGTGATGTAGTCCCGGTCAGGACGCGGAAGTTCGATAATTACTTCACTGTTTACATCTACTTCCGCGTAACCCATCGACAAATCGAAGGCCCAGTCAGCGACCTCGGGCTCGATAGCACGAGAGTCGAAGGAAGGCTCGTAAAGCTCGTACTCCGCTTCCCACATGTGCTTCGGGATCTCTGCGCGCTTGCGCTCGACCTCATCCCGCGCCAGCCAACCATCCTTCGGGTTGCTGGTCTCGCGCCAGCACCAACGGTGAACCGGCCAGCCAAGCTCCTGCGCCCGCTTCAGGACGTTCGTGACAGTGCCGTCCGGGTACTGGTGGGTGGACGACATGACGGTCTGGCTCTTGACCTTTTTCGTGGACATCGGCTGTCCCTGCGCCGACTCCAAGACGTTCAGGTCCATCTCGTCAATCTCATCGAGCCGCATTCGCTGAGGGTGCGGTCCTCGAACTGACTTAGTGGAAGCCATAAGCGTGCGGGCCTTCGCACCGTTCGTCAGGAACGTCGAAAGCTGGGTTGGGTCCCTAGCGAGAAGGTGTCGCGGCGCTCCCTCGGATTCCCACGCTCCGGTCATCGTCTCGTGAACACGGAGCGACTGAGCGCCCGATCCACCCAGAATCGTGACGAAGGCTCCCAGGGTGACCATCTCTGTCATCCCCAGAATTGAGAGCAGCATGGTCTTCCCACCGAAACCACGGGAAGCGATCCACACGGCCACCGAAGACTCACCGAAATATGCGTCCGCGAAAGCGTCAAACGGAGCCACATGATCGGGGCAGACGCGCTGCCGGGGGATAGCCACACCCCAGAGCGCAAGGACGGTCCACCACAGTTCTTCCCGAGTCTGCGGCGGGCGTCCAAGGATCGTGGCACCCCGACGTGGAGCCGACATTCGGGGCCTCCTGAAACTGGGTGAAGAAGCGGGACAGGCTAATCAAGCGTTCTGCTGACCGTCAGAACGACCAACCTTACCCAACAGAGGCGTATTGGATTTAGCCCCGCTTCTCCACTTTCCAGTGTTGTCGCGCTCGATACGTGCGCTGCTGGTGCCTCTAGGTCAGATACAGAGAAACCCCACCCTGGCTTGTGACCAGGATGGGGCCTCGCTGCGAGATTTTAATTCAGCGGTTCGGAATGCCACCGTTGTTGAGGCGCTGCCGGATGTTCTGAACCTTCAGACCGCGACGGTTGAGACCACGCTGAAGGGCGGCAGCGGCCTGGACGAGACGGTCGGGACGCCGAGCGCCCGAGCCACGACCAGAAACAGCGCTACGCCCACCGCTTGCAGAGTTACCCATTTTGCTTACTCCGTTTCTTCGACACCTTTTGGGTGTTGATCGTGGAGCCGGAGTTGAGATACTCGCGCCTCCTGGCCGACCTGTTCTGAACTCGGATGACCTCGCAGGTAAAACCAGCCCGCTTAACCACCTCGTCCGCGTCATTGTGGCCGTACACCAGGATACTGCCAAAGCCAACACGCTCCTCGGCCTCCCGAAGAATGCGCGCCGCAGTACGAATGTAGCTGTCGTCCTTGTTCGCGTTCTGAATCTGCGTGGCGACTACTCCCACCCCCTGCGGGATGGAGGGGAGGTTCAGGTCGAGGATCCCCTCGTCAGGGCCGGGGTGAATGTCCGGGATGACCTTGAGCCCCGCTTCTTGAAAGAACCGCCCGCAGTAAAAACTCCGGTACATCGCCCAGATCCACGTCGCTGTGGGCCAGGCGTGGATGATCGAGTAGTTCGGCATCACGACCGCTTTGCAGCCCAGGTTCAAGATCTTCTTGGTCGCGGTGGCGGTGTCGTCGTACACGGCCTGGAAGTGAGCGTCCGGAGCGTAGAAATACGGAATTGACTGCTTCCAGTTAACCCCGCGACACCCGGCGTGCCACTGAGTCATCCACCAGCGGTCGGGCTCTGCTTCCTGGCGAGGAAGATCCAACTCATGCCCCGCCCAGGTATCCAGCGGAGAGGGCAGCTTTTCCAGGCACATGTCAGCCCGCAACATCGGGATCTCGAAAGCCTCAGACCCCTCGAACATCGCATCGTTGTTGAGGTCGCGAACACCATCGAATGCCCCTGCTGCGTCTTCGATCCGATCAACGTTGGCATTCTCGTCCTCGCCCATCTTCTTCACGAGGCTGTCGAGAACAGAGTCCGAATACGTGGTTCCGATCAGCGTCCCCATCGTCTCCCGCTGCTCTTGCAGGAGTTCTGTCAGTAGGGCCTCGTCGTAGGTCGAATTGTCGCCCGCAGCATTGTCCGCCAACACAACCTGACGAGCGGCGTTCTCATCCAGATCGACCCAGGAAACCTCGATCCGGTCCCAGTTCAGCTTTCGGGCCGCAAGGAAGGTGTGGTTGCCCGCCAGGATCTCGTTCTTTCGCCCGGTCTTCGTCCCGACGTTAACCACAATCGGCTTGAACTGTCCGTTGGCGTGCAGACTCTCCGCGACCTTCTCCACGTCACCACGGCGGGCGTTCTTGTAGTACGGGTTCAGATCAGGAACCGACGCACTCTCAGTCCGCAGGATGATCGAAGTTGATCTTGATTCAGGGACGCTTCTTTTTTGCAGCTTTAGCTTTGGCATGGAGTCCACGGGCCTTCTCTAGCAATGGGTAGTTCTTCTGTCCGTACCAGTAAATGCAGAGCGCGTCGATCAAGTCCTGGTTGCCTTCGCAGCGCTCAAACAGGTACGGATCGCGGTCCTTCACGTACTGAGCGATCTCGTCCTTGTCTGCCTTGGCATTCTTGAGGAGCGAACTCTTCCACGTCATATTATCGACGCGGTGAAGCTCCGCATTGAATTCCCCCGCAGCGGCTAAAAGCGCACCATGCACGAGAACCTGTACCAGCGTGGACTGAATACCACCTCGCCCCACAAACGGCTTCTCGATGTAGACGATGAGCTTTGGCTGTTGTGCTAACCCCTTCCAAAGCTCGATCTCCGAGGAGAAGATTGTGGAGAGGGAGCGGAAAGCCATTGCGCAGGCTTGCTCATCCTCCATAGATAGCTTCGTGTAAAAAGGAACTGGGTCCGCACCCTGCATACTCGATGCCCAGATCGCCAGCTTCCGGGCCGCAGGGTCGATCCCGATGATGTTGTTCACTTCGTCAGCAATACATTCATGTCCAGGTGGACGATTGTAGATCCCATGCTCTGCTCGACATCAGCCTTGATGACGTAAGCAGTGATGTCCATAACCACGTTGTTCTCAGACCGCAAGTAGAGGCGGTCATTCTGGCGGTAGCAAGACAGCTTTCCGGTGCCGGTGACGGGCTTACTGGGAGTGTCCTTGGGCCATGCCCGGAGCTTGCAAGACTTGACCGCGCACGTCCACATACCAAGTTCAGGATTCATAGACATATGAGCCTTGTGGATCGGGCACTTGGGCTTGTTGATCTTGTTCGGATCTGGCGCTCTATTTTCAGCGACCTTCGCACCCTGGACCCTCCTACGTTGGTCCCTGTGGTATGCGGCAACGACATCCTGGGGCATCCGTCCACGGTCGCTGACGACGTGCCCATTCTGTCGCGCCCACCGGCGAATTTCCCGATTCTCAACGGGGGAAGTCATCGTGACTCACGTCCTGTCTGCTGCTTCTGGAAATCAAGAGCCTCTGCGGTCAAGCGTCTGCTGCCCAAGTCGGCTGCTCGCTTTGCTAGTTCTTTGAACGTCCGCAATTCTTGAGTTCGGAATTGGTTGTATGGATTACTGCGGCTGATGATACCTTCCCGCACCTTGCGGTAAATCACCATTTCAATTTCTGATGCCCGTGCAAAGTAGGTGTCTGCTACTTCCATCAAGGACAAGACACCCTGCACAGGCGGCTCCACACGACCCATGAGTACGTCGGTGTAATCCTGCAACTCATTGGAGAGCAGGGTCAGATTGGGCAGGCCCTCACCGACTTTGAACTTGCGGAGCTTCTTCGGTGCTGCTCGCTTCATCCGAGTAATTCCCGTAGCTCTAGTAGTGCCTGGGCGACAGACTTCATGTCCCTCAGTAACTCGACCTTCTTCCCAGGGACCGTCGAGCAACTAGCAGGATGATGCAGAGGTACGACACTTCGCTCGTGCCGGTATCGGATGATCTTCCCGTGAGAATTCGAGAGTCGGACGTTGGGCTCAAGTGTCCGTGTTGCGTCGCCACCCATGGGAACAATCACCCACGGCTTGATGATCGAGATTTCCTTACGGAGATAACGAGCAGAAGTCCTGACCGCAGCATCGTAATTTCCATCATCAGGAATTCGATACTTCAAGACGTTGGTCAGGTAGACATCCTTGCGCTTCATGTCCACCGAGGCCAATAGCTCATCGAGCACATCCCGACATCCCCAGAAAGGCTCGCCCTCCTCGTCCTCTGCCTTGCCAGGTGAGAAGCCCACGAACATGACGCGGGCCATGAGTGGTCCAACTGAGGCCACCATCCCGTTAGACGCTTCCCTGAGCGGTCGAATGGAGGGCTCTTCGTCGTACTCATCCAGTAGCTCTTCGATCCGGTCTGCGCGACGGGCTACCACGGCTTGCATTGCGTCAGACATTTCAGATCCAGCTTCCGGTATTCGCGCAGGGGCCTTGCCGACCACCAAACGGGCAGGACGTAAACGCACCCTTCCGCTGCTTGCACTCAGGGAGTAGCGGGTGGAGCTTCCCGTTCTCGATTGCTAGGTTCAACTCTTCTAGTTCCTGCTCTGCGGCACGCACGCGCTCAGGGTCGCGGACGAACACCCACTCACTCTTGCTCTGGTCGTTCTTGGATTCGTTGAGGATGACGAACACTTCAAGGCCCGTGAGTAGGAACATGAAATCAACCTGCTTGCGGGTCTTGTCATCGGGACCGTTGGCCCGCTGGCTTCCCCAGGTGAACAGGTTACGGCCCTTCAGTTCGAAGCCGAATTCCTCACCCTTGAACTTGCCACCCTTGACAGTTCCAATCCCGTCCATTGTGCAGCGAGCAAGCATAGACGGCTTCTTCACAGTGACTTCTACGTTGTCCAGGATCGTCGCAGTCAACAGCGTGGCCTGCCAACGGAGGTGTACCCAGCGCCCGTTCAGGAAGATCGTGGCGAGCTTGGCGTCAATGATCCCCGGTGGCTTCACCCCGAGGAATGAGAGTTCCTGACGGCGCTTGCAATACCCCGCACTAGAAGCACTAAATGACCCGGACCTGTCGCGCTGCGGCTCAATCAGCAGTTCGTGAATCTTGCGGGACACATCGACAGGAAGAGTCCCGTCCCACTTCACCAAGAACTCGTCCAGGTACGGCGTGATGATGAGATCCCCGCTGACTACCTTGCCCTCGTCTCGCATGAGGTCTCGCACAGACTGAGAGACCACACGTCTACGGGCCGTCGCTGCTGCCATTAGAAATCTACTTCCGCATAAGCGCCGTACTCGTCACGGTATTTGCGAGCAACAGCGCGGGCATCGTCCTGCTTGGGGTAACCATCCCGCACGGTACCGACAGCAATGGTGCCGCTCTCTGAGTCCATGACGTACCAGTTTGATTCCGACGCTCCCCAACTCTGCCCCTTGCGTAGTTGCTTGAAGGGGTTGTGGCCTTGGTACTGAGCGATGTAGAACCTAACGACGACTCGTTTTCCGCTTTTCTTTACCTTGACTGCGCGAGGCTTGTCCACCTTGGGTTTCGCTGGCACGGATGCGGGCGAAGCACCACTCTTCCGCAGAACCAGCGTGCTCTTTTTCGCAGCCGATGACTTGACAGTCGTGGAGCCCACGGGCCTCTACCTCTGCAAAGGGCGCTTGCTCTGGACGAGTTGTCCATGCGTTATCAGCGCGGTACCAATGAGTGTTTTGCATAGCAATAAATACGAACTGACTATCCGGGTGCTGCCGTACCACGGTGTTCAGGATGATCTTCTTCTTGACCCGAAGCTTCTTAGTCATCTTCCATGGCCCCGAACGCCTTTTTGGTGATCCGACACTCTAGCTGGTAGTCGCCCATCCTAATGACCAGGAAGGGAGTCCTACCCTGCGACAACGCGTCTCGATAGAGTTTGACTACGAGGCTTTTTTGGAGACTGAAGACCTTGTTAGCGTCTTTGACTTCGTAGAGGTTCTCTGAATCGGAACCGTCCCACTTGATGCTGCCTGCACCGGAGCGCGGGTGGGCTTTCGCGCCCCTGCCCTTGAGCCACTGCTTCTCGGTGACGAAGCCTTGCTCTTGTCGGGTTCGCTTGCTCCACGGAAGTCCGATTCCGGAACCTCGATCTCCGCTTCCGCCCGCAGGTACTCGATCACCGGCCCCAACTGAGGAACTAGCGGAGTCAGCTTTTCCACCAGCCACCTCTGGTCGTGACTTCCACGGAAGGCTGATTCCCTCTGCTTGTTCCCCGTCTCGTCCCACCAGTACCCCCGGTCGTAGTTGATGAGATCGCAGTCAAGAGCGAGGTTTGCCAGGAAGGCCCAGGAGTCTACGGAGCCCTCCTTGTACGAGAAAGTAAACGTGATGTCGCGGAACGGGGCGCTCAACTTGGACTTATCCAGAGTCGCCCGGATCTGCTGGCCGATAGCCCTCTTGCCCGACTTATTGAGAACAGGCTTCCCGTCCTTGGTCTCGTAGACAGGGATAGTCTCGAACGCTCGACCCGACTTCTTCAAACCCACTCGGTAGCTTGCGTAATAGGGCAGCGCCTTTCCTCCAGGAACAGTCTCGGGGTTCCCGAAGGTGACGCCCACGTTAAGACGTGTCTGGTTGATCCAGAGCACGGCAGTCTTGCTGTTCGCAGCAGTGAGCTTCCGCATTGCGAGAGACATGAGGGCTGCAAGTCGGGCAGGCTGGACAGTATTTCCTGCCAGTCGCTTCTCTTGCTCGCTCTGCGGAATAGCTGCCGCAACTGAGTCGAAAACAATGACATCGACGCCACCTCGGATCAGGGTTTCGGCCAGGTCGATTGCTTCCTCGCCGTTCATGGGCTGCTTGTAAATCAAGTTCTCGGTGTCTACGCCCAGAGACTCAGCCCACGCAGGGTCGAATGCGTGCTCGGTGTCGATCAGAGCACACAGGAGGCCCCTCTTCTGCGCTACCGCGATAGAGCGGAGACCGATGTAGCTCTTAAGCGAAGAGAAGTCCCCGTACAACTCCACGAAACGTCCAAGAGGAAGTCCGCCATTGAGCAGGTAGTCGATGGGAGGCACACCAGTAGGGACGAACTTGACAATGTGAGACTTGTCGTTGCCCATGGTGATAGATCCCTTGCCGAATACGGCATTGACTTCCTCCAACAACTGCTGCGCCGTCTTACGCGTGGTGGTGGTCACGCTTCATCTCCCTCGTATGGATGACCGATGGTGCCGAGTGCGCCACTTTCGTACAGTGCCTTCAGTGCCCCGGTGAATTGCTTTTTCGCCAGGTAATCCTTGCCACCAGAGATCATCCGAGGCATCGTCGTCTTTTCGATCAGGTCTTCAACGGACTTGTAGGGCTTCATCATTTCGATGGTCCCTGCCAGAGACTCCCCGATGCCCTTGATGCTCTTCAGGCCCCTTCGAATCCCGCGCTTACCGTCCATCGTCCAGACTGCACCAGAGACATTGACATCCGGGGGAAGGAGCTTGATCCCGAGGCGTCGTGTCTCCTTGATAAAGCTCTCTTCCTTGCCCTTGACGCTGCTACCCGCCCAGCTTGCCAAGACAGCGGCCATGAACTCGCGGGGGTAGTGGGTCTTCAAATACGCACAGCGGTAAGTACGTAGTCCGTATCCCGCACTGTGAGCTTTATTGAAACCATATGACGTGTAACCTTCAATGTAGTGCCAGGCATCGTCCGGGTCTTCGATGTCGTTGCTCTCACAAATAGACTGCCAAGTCTTCCTAACCTCAGCGGCCCGATCCCGGTTGCGATCCGTTGCACCCTTACCACTGTCCTTCACAATCTTGAAGAAGGTATTGATACCCTCGAAGTCCAGGCCGAGGCCCCGCATGATCTCCAAGACTTGCTCTTGAAAGAGCACCACGCCCAATGTGGGCTTCAATACTTTAGCGAACACAGGGTGGGGGTAGTCAACCCTCTTGCTCCATTTGGGATCAAAGCGACGGGAGAGGTAGAGGTCCGTCATACCTGAGTCCATGCACGCAGGCCGGAACAAAGCACCAGCGATCACGCAGTCGTCCACCGACCGGATCTTGAGTTGCTGGACGCCTCTGGCGGTGCTGTAGCCCTCGAACTGGAAGATCCCCCGGTACTCGGTGTCAGCCCGCAGGTACTTGAGGGTGGCCGGGTCTTCGAGAGGGATCCACGAGAAGTCACGGGGGTTCTCTCGCCCGATGTTCTCCTGGGCACGGCGCATGATCGTCAGGGTTTTCTGCCCCAGGATGTCCAGTTTCGTGTAACCCAATTCTTCCACGTCGTCCATGGTGAACTGAGTGACCATCGTGTTAGAGGACGCCACCAGCATGAGCGGCACATAGTCCTCGATCAGTTGGTGGTCACCAGAGAGCAGCATTCCGCCCGCGTGCACACCGTAAGACTTTCGTACTTTCGTCTTAGACAGAGCGCGCAGAGCCTTGTAGTCGTCGTAGTTGTAAGACTGGACATCGGAAATAGTTGCAATGCCTCCGGGGAACTCCCGCTGGTAGTCGTCCCCGAGCTTGTTCCGGATGTACGAGATGTAAGAGACAAGAACCGACCCCTTGTCGTCTAGCTCCTTCGCACCCAAGGCTGAATACGTCCCGATCTGCTTGACATCGAACTCCGATCTCAGAAACTCGATCAGTTCCCCACGGCGCTCGTCTTCAATGTCCATGTCGATGTCCGGTGGCTTCTTCCGGTCCCGAGACATGAAGCGCTCGAACAGCAGGCCGTACTTGAGTGGGTCAACCTGCGTGATCCCCAGGAGGAAACAGACCAGCGAACCGTTACCCGAACCACGGGCTTCAATTGCGATCCGCTTTTTCTCGCACCACTTCACGTATGTCGTGACCAGTGTGAAGTACCCGGCGTACCCGAGGTCTCCGATGATCGACAACTCATGCTTCAACCTCGACCGATACGCGGCCAGTGGCTTGTCCAGACCCCCGTCCTTGTTGATCTTGGTCAGACGTGCTTCGCATTCTGCGGTGATCTGCGCTAGAGGGGTCTTTGTGGTGCTGGGGATCTGCGGCTTGTACGTGTCAAGAGGACCGATGTGGAGGTCCCATTTGCTGAGTAGGTCAGCACTACCCTCCAACGCTTTCGACCAATGCTCAGGCTCATGGTGTTCCCTAACCCAACGGGAAGACGAGAGATGAAAACTGTCCCCTGGAAAAGTGGAATCCTCGCTGGACCGATACGCCATTCTCTTGAGGAGATCATGCGCCTTCTTCTCCCGAGTCTCCAAGTAGTGAGCGTCCTGGCTGGCAATAACCGGGAGCCCAATTTCGTCAGCGAGATCGACCAACACCTCGCACAGTTCCTCATCCGTGGCAGGCGCACCCTCCGCGTAGTTCGCTTGCTCGCGGTGGTCGATCTTGTGGTTCTGGATTTCCACGTACGTATTCGGGAACCAGCGCGAATACATTTCGATGATCCGCTTGGCCTCTTTGACGCCCTGGTTGACTAGCGTCTGCTGGACGAACCCGAAGAAGCACCCCGTAAGAAGCGCCACGTCCTCCGAGGCGTCTTCCGATAGCTGGGCGAGGTCTGCCAGGTCGATGCGCGGGAAACGATGGAAGCGCTCTCGTTGATGAGACCGAGAGGTGAGCGCGACAAGAGCTTGGTAGCCCGGCTCGTTGAGAGAGAGCAAGCCAACGTGGTAGCGCTGTGCAGACTTGTCCGCAGTGTCATCAACTAGATACGCCTCAAGCCCAGGGAAAACCTGAATTCCATGCTTCTTGCCCGCTTTGTAAAGCTGGACTGCTCCAGACATGTTTCCGTGGTCTGTCAGAGCCAGCCCCGGCTGCCCGAACTTAACTGCTCGCTCCACCATAGAGTCAACTGTTGAGATTGCATCCAACGGCGAGAACTCGCTATGTGCATGTGTATGGAACCAAGTCTTAGCCACGGTCGATACCGTGCATCGTGGTCACCGGCATCGCAGATTCTTTATCCTGGTGGGTGACGTACACATAGTCACCGTTAATCCGGATACTCCACGTGTCCTCATACTCATAACCCAAGGCACCTGCGACTTGCTGAGCTAGTGCTAATGGCAACTTCACATTAGACAGCATCGGATTTCTCCCCGATAAGTGGTGGCCCGGTCGGGACGAGGTGTCAAAGTTGGCGTAGCGTGGCTACCGCGTACGGCATATTCGCTCGCCCCGACCGGGAACTTGGGTGCGGGCTAACCGTCTGAGGTGCACCTCTCCGGCTTTCAAACCTCCACACGCCCGCAGATGTGGAGCCCCGGTTTTGTTTTCGCAGAGCGGGTGACTGCGGAGTAGTACGGAGCACCAAGGGTCCTAACGACTCTCCCCGGCTTTTACCCCGCGCTACTCAACCCTGTCACTCGTCGTCGTCGTCCTCGTCCTCGTCCGCGCTCTCCGCAGCGTCGAGAATCGTGGTGATGATCGTCTTCCGAGTCGCCTTGCGGGGGAGCTTGATGTCGAACTGGCTGACGATGGACTTCAGTTCCGCATCGGTCATGGCTTCGAGGGTCTCGCGGTCAATCTCGACCTCTTCGTCCTCGTCCTCAACCTCGTCGGCCTCTTCCTCTTCCTCCTCCTCTTCTTCGAGAAGCAGGTCGATCAGAGCGTCCTGGTCGAGACCCTTGATGTCTGCGGCGGTGTGACCCTCACCCCTGGCGAGAGTGCGAAGCTCGCGGAGAGTCTTCTCCTCAAGATCCGCCCGAGTCAGGCCCTCTTCCTCCTCGTCTTCCTCCTCGTCATCATCCTCGTCCTCCTCGATCTCCTCGTCATCATCCTCGTCCTCCTCGATCTCCTCCTCCTCGGCCTCGTCCTCGTCGGCCTCCGCGTCACTGGTGGAGAAGAAACCAGCTTCCTCGAAGGCGTCCAGGATCTCGGACTTCTTCTTGAGGAGGATCCCGTTCTCCTTGGCGAGCGCCCGCAGGGCGACAATCGGGAGACTCTCGGTCTCCGAACGGTCCAGAGCGACACCCGTGGTCACCAGCGGGGCAGCGGCGGGCTCCACGGTGGTCTCCTCAGCCACCGCAACGGGCGCGGACAACCTCTTGGAGACCGGACCAGCGACGGCGGACTGAGCGACAATCTCGTCCACGAACTTACCGAACGCGTACTTGAGGTGATCTGCGAAAACATTGGTCTGTGCGGCCATGGCCCTGATTACTTCCTCTTCTTGGTGGTGGTCAGCTTGCGAGCGGTCAGCGTTGTACGGGCGGATGTCCTTCTCTTCCTTACCGGAGGCTCATCGTCCTCGTCATCTTCATCGTCCTCATCCTCATCCTCGTCGTCGTCCTCGTCATCCTCGTCGTCGTCTTCATCGATCACACGACGGGAAGTCTTCTTGGTTGACCTGGGACGCTGCGGCTCGTCGTCCTCGTCGTCCTCATCGTCGTCATCTGCCTCGTCCAGCATCGACTGCAAGACATCTTCCAGGTCCAGCATCTTCTCCTGCCAAGCACGCATACCCGGCAGCTTCGACGCGGGCTCGTAGTCCAGCAGGTACTTGGTGTCGAGGCCCGAACCAGTCTTCGACAACTCGTAGTCGCGGTCCAGGATCGTCCCGTACTTCTGGAACCGAGTGAAGATCTGCTCGAAGAGCGAGGCGGGGATGATGACTGCCCGCACCTTCTTGTCGTCCAGCAGCAGCACGTTACCCATGTAGCGCTTCGAGATCCGGACATCTTCGGGAGGTGCCTCTCCCTCCACGACCGGGAACGACATCTTCAACTCAGTGTCGTAATACTCGTAGTAGTTGAAGAAATCGGTGGGCTCCTGCAAGAAACGGACGTTCAGAACCCCCTTACTCGGAACCGTAACGATCTTGTCCCCACGGTTGCCACCGGCACCCTTGAGTGACTTCTCGATGTTGCTGACGGATCCGAGCTTCCCCGCACCCTTGATCTTCCGTGCTGGGGCCTTGACAGCCATAGCTTTCCTCTCGGTGGTGGTCAGTGACCGGGTTCGGTCGTCTGTTCTGGGTTCAAAGACACGGCGGGATTGTCGTCAACCGTCGCCATGAGCAGTGGGTTCGGATCTTGCACCGGGGGTGTGACAACAACCCGGTAGGTCGTATGACGGCTGTCCTGACGAAGTGCTACTCGCCCCTCGATGAGCGCTTGGAAAAACTGCTCCTGGTAGTACGTCCCACGTGCCCGCGACTGTTGCGGATAGAACTCCCGAACGAACTCGACAGGCACTTCCACGAATGGCGCACCGAATGGAGCAAAAATTGGCTCCTCTGATGTACTCACTTCTTGTAGCTGCCAGGCTTGTTGAAGTTCATCTTCCCACCATGGTTGGTGGGGATCTCCTTGATCCGTGCAGCCAGGTTCTTCGGGAACCCCTGAGCAGGTGTCGCGCCCTTCTCCTTGGTCTGGCGAACGTAGCGCGACTTGCCCCCTACGGGGTGGCTACAGGGTCCGGGCATGAGTGTCCTCACGGAAGATTTAGGGGATTGGGTTATTCGCTGTGCGTATCTTGCCCACACACAGTGCGTTAGCGCAAGTGGCTCTTTCGAACTAGTTTTTCTGTCTCGGAGAGGCGCATGTTTTTGACAAATCCAACCGCGTCATCTACCGCGAACTCGTCAGGAATTAGGTTCAGCAGTGCCTTGGGGTCGAGACCCCCTGGATCTGCTCCGTGCTTCTTGTCGCACTTACAACGACGCCGCTGGGGACATGCAGACGCTTTCATAGGAACGTGTTTTCCGCAACCGCACAACCATTCATGCCAGCAATACTCTGTCTCGCTCCACAACGGGGTAACTCGGATAAATCCAGCGAGCAAACGGAACGCCTGGAACGCACCCTTCCTACCTGCAAGGTCGTAGTCATGCAACAGGATCACAGTTCGTACCCCGGCCTCGTGCAGTAGTTCTACCTGCTCCTCAGATAACGAGGAGCCAAGTTGGGCCACCGCAGGAATCCCGTTCTGCCAGCACCATACGGCGTCCAGAGAGCCCTCAACCAGCGCCACGGTGTCGATCTTCTGCTTGGCGACCTTCTCGATCCCAAACAAGATCATATTCTTGCGGACGCCCTTGGGGTACAGGTATTTCGGGTAGATGCCTTCATCCAGACGACGACGAATAACCCCTAGAAGATCTCCATAGATATTGCGATAGGGGATAGTGAGGTTGTCTCGGATGGGGTCGTAACCGAGATGGAAGGCCAGACAGGTGTCGCGGGAGAAACCTCTGCTCTCGACCCAGTATGGGTGTACGGGACCCCGATAGCGGCCCAGAATTCGCTCGTCAATCGGCGGATTCCATTGAACATGACTTGCGGCCTCCAACGTGGACATCGCATCGAGCAAACCTTGAACAGTTGAATTCTCCACCAGCGCCATGTCCAACTGGCGGGCGAGCTTCTTAGCTGAGCCTTTCTCACCACAAGCGAAGCAGATGAACAGACCCTTCCTCACGTTGAAGTGGAAGGAGGGAGAACTGTCCTGATGGAACGGGCAGAGGCTCAGGATCTCGTCGCCCGATTGCTGCGCTTGCTTGAGGCCCTTAACTAGCCCCGCGTACTTCACGCTTCACGAACTTCTTGGCGCGCTCGGGGTCATCGAACAGGATCTTCGAGGCGTACTCCGCGCAGATCTGGCTGCAAATCTCGGTGCCCTTCTGAACCATCATTAGCACCGGCTGTTTGCACCATTCACAAATTTCAGTCATTAGCTGCTCCGTGGTGGGAGAACGGACTTGGTAGTCACACGAGTCAGAAAACTAGTCACGCAGTAATAGTCGCAGAACCACCGGCGGACCTTGACCTTGGACTTAGCGTTCACGATCTTTGCTTCTTCGTCTCCGTGAACATCTACCAGGATGACTCTTGGTTGTCCATAAAGCTTTCGTCCGCAGTCACAGCAATACCACGGCGTCACATTGTTCGCAGCGGTTCGATTGGACCGAGGACGCAGACTCACTCTGCCCATTTCAGCGTCGTCCCCTCACCCAAAGCTGCTCCCAGAGAGCACGCCCACAGGCGCATTCAGAGGTTGGGCTAATGCCCGTAGCCAGGTGCCACTTCTTACACTCGCACCGCAGTACCCGGATCTTCACTCTTTCGGACTCCATGGATAAATCTGCGTTTTTTCGCCGCAGTATCTTCCTAGATCCCACTGGTGACTTGTCACTGCAATGTAACCAGTATTTATCTCGATATGAGAAACATTCTTGCGGTTTTCACCCAGGCACTTCAACAACCCGTAGATCATTTCCGTGGGGTCGATCATCACAGAGCGCGGCGGATCACGCGGCGCTCTTCGAGTTCGTCCTTGAGCTTCCGTCGCGCACCCTTCGTGTGGTCACGACGCACTGTATCTGACTTCGACTCATCCTCGCGGATCAGTTCCCCAGCCTCGTCACCGTCGATCTCAGCGAACAGACCCACGTTGGGCTCGTACCTGGCGTACCAGCGCTGCCCGTCCGCGCCGTGGCGGAACTTCGCAACCGACATTGTGAGGACCCGAGCACTGCGCTTCTGGATCATCACGATGAGGTCAGCGTCACGGCCAATAGCGTCAGACTCCGCGAGAGTGTCAGCGGTTGGCACGTCCCGCTGGTTTGCTGCTGATCGGTTGAGTTGTGCGGCGAGAACCAGTGGGGTACCAGTCTGGCCCGCAACCATCTTGAGTCGCTTGGAGAGCTTAGCGAGGGACTGCCAGTCGTCATCTCCGCGTGCCTTATTTCCGTGCCCATCGCCCGTTTCCATGAGAGTCAGATAGTCCACGACTGCCAAGTCGGGCTTGTTCTTTTCAAGCTGAGCAGCCAGCCCCAGCGGGGTCAGGCCACCATGGCGAACGTCAACGACGTGGAACTGCCCGGTGACCTGAGTTGCGAGCTTCAAGAGGAACTCACGGTATGCCTTGGGGGAGAAGTTGATTCCCCGAGAAAGATCGGCGGACCGGAACTCGCCCTTGGCGTAGTGGCTGGACGCATAAGCGTGGAACCGCATAGCTACTTCGGCCTTGGTCATCTCAAGCGCGTTGAACTGGACCGAGTGCCCCGCGAAGAGTGCGTGGGAAGCGATCTTGATGCACGCAGAAGTCTTGCCCTGCCCGAGTCGCGCACCGACGACAGTCACCCAGCCCGGTTGCAGGCCCCCTGTGATCTCGTCCAGCGTCTTGAACCCGGTGGGGATGCCAGCGTGCCCGCCCGACTCGACAGCGTTGAAGCGGCGCTCTGCTTCGTCCGCGATGTCTCCGTGCGCTTGGATGATGTCGAAATTCTCACCGCCACCAGAAAGCGTGGACTCCATTTCCATAGCGGTGTTGTGCATGAGCTTGGTTACAGCTTCGACGTTCCCGACCGACAGATCCTCGATCATGGAATTGAGTCGGTTGGTCACGGTCTGGCGTGCGTGGTTGAGACGAACCTCTCCCGCGAAAAACTCAACGTCGTCCACGGCCTTCATCCGGAACTCGGGGAAGCGGGACTTGAACGCGGCCTTGGAGGGAACTCCACCCTTGCGCTCGTAGTAACCGAAGATGAACTTCGACTCCATCGGGTGAACGTGGAAGAACCCCGGCGCGATTCCCTCATTCAGTGCATCGCTAAAGCGGGTGGGGTTCCGCAGGATCGCGCTAATGAGATTGGCTTCTGGATGCGACACAGACT